TTTGAACCCGTTTCAAGCAAAAGAGAGTACTATTATTCCCGACGAGGTTATGAATGAAGTGATTCTAGAAATTAAAAAGCGTCGTATTCAGAATATTGCGGAGCTAACGGAAAAGGACATGCGAGAGATTTTAAAGAAGCTCAACAGATCAAAGTATTACGAGCATGCCACCCACATCCTATCACGACTTAATGGAAATCCACCTCCAACCATTACACCAGAGATTGAGGAAAAAATCCGAGCCATGTTCCAAGATATCCAGGCGCCTTTCCTTCTCTACTGCCCTAACGACCGAACCAATTTCCTCTCGTATTCGTACATTCTTTATAAGTTTTTTGAACTATTGGAACTTGACGAATATAAGGTATACTTCCCCCTTCTCAAATCAAGAGACAGATTAATCAGTCACGACCAAATCTGGAAAAAAATCTGTGATTACCTGAAATGGGAGTTCATCACGAGTATTTAGATCACTCAAAGTGTTTCAATGGAACCCCCTTGTGATTGTATGTAATTCTAGGTTCGTGTCGGCCATATTTATCAAGGTATTTGCGCAATTTAGGGCATGTGTTTTCAAATTTGTATGGCATAAATGAATCGTTTGCGTTTCCATTTGATTGAATGCTTACAAGCATGTGTAAGATTTGATGTAGCTCATACATCTCTTCAATAATAGGAATATACATATCTTGTACTGCCTTCAATTCTACAAGACGAGTTTTGACGCCATCTCTATGACACTGCTTGGGGATGATATCATTTAGAATAATTTGAATCTTGGCGTTCTCTTCCTGAAGTTCTTCAACTTGTTGAGCTAACTTCGTACTATAACATACACCCATCTTTATGTTAAAAACAGGAAACGATTACAATTCCATTTTACCGACGCATCGACCTGTGCTTTCTATTATTTCGCTTGGTCTTGCGGTTTCTTTTTCCGCCCCTTTCTGGAGGGAAATCATACATACTACGAAGTGACTGTAGTTTTTTGCGATAATAATCCGGATCGTCAGAATCCCATAATAATTTGTTATCACTATCACTTATTAGCTTAGACCTTATGCCCCAGATCCATCCTTCCGGAGTGCTATCGTCCCGCTTCTGAAATTTTTCACGCTGCCAGTGCGCCTTTCCTTTAACTCCAACCAAAGATTTAAGACGTCTACCTAATGTTGGCGCCTTTACTGTTTGCATTTATAAAGTTCATGGAAATAATTATAGTATTTGGTGGATACCAAACAAAAATACCCTAACTCATGGTTTAAGAATATTTAATCACTCCGCAGTAATCGGAACATATCCGCCCTGGTACGGGCGAGCCCTCTAACGCAGGACCGGAGCATACAATACAACACCAGTTAAATTGGTGTTCCTTGCTCTCCAAGTATTCTTCCAATGTTGGAATTTTCCTTAAAACAGTAGGCTTCTTTGCTGGTGGCAGTACGTCTTCTTCACGTGGTCGCTTTACTGGCATTTTTGATATGTAGATGACATTTTATGAAAAATCCGTTTTGAAACTAAACGAAACATACATGTTTCATTAGATCAAAGTAGAAGTTGGATATAGACTCTCCGTCTAGTAGTTTTAGTTCCTCGTGCTGAATTCTGCGACAGGCTTCTTTTAGCCATTGCTCATCTTCGCGAGGGAGTTCTGAAATACATACAATATTCCAGTTGTAGAATTCTTGATATGTCATTTCGCCATAGAAATCTGATTGATCCTGGCGAAGTGTATCGAAGGTACCCGATCTGGCGATAAAACGTGTTAAGTCTACCATGTTAGTGGTAAAGTTCATTTAAAAATTGGAAGATTCCGTTTTTAATCATGAATGACATCTCCGTCTGTATCGTACCTAGCATAACAATCTGCCTGCCAATGGGAATTGCGACCACATCGAAAACAGCGACCGGAATCTGATTCTTCTAGTTGTGAGTAGTTCTGCCACTGAATTTCTGCGACATACTTCCTTTTTGGTTCTACTTGACAGTATGAACCTCCTCGGACATTGTTCTCTCCGTATTTTTTGATAAATTCGCGAGTCGTGTTATCTTCATCTTCTTCGTCTTTCAAAGGACGCTTCAAAACAATTTGTAATGGTTTGTGAAGTTGAGTCCATTTGGCTCCTTGGCCAGCCAAATGCTGTTCGTATCTACGTTCAACATTTGCGCTCCTGCCGATATACCATTTCTCTTTTTCAAGTTTCAAGACATATAAGTACTCCATCATATTGATAAGACTTCAACTAAAAATGGTATTTCCGTTTTTAACTATTCGTATTCTGCGGGATTCTTTTCAATCTTTTCCATTCTCTGTTTCTCAAGAAACTCAAGAAGTTCCAGAAGTTCTTGCCTCCAGACCTTGATTGCCTCCTCGTCACCGTCAAGGCGTGTGGGATAAATATTCTCTATGTGTCGCCATCCACAGCAATGGTACATGTCATTACCATTGTCCAGAAAGATGCGCCACCCATTTTTCGTCCCAGGATAGTTGATGTGCTTTGTAGCAGATGGGCCTCGTAGCCATATCTCACGTGAAGACTGGTGTGAGACTTTCCAGCCGGAATCAATTTCCCCACTAGATCTCAACACGCTATAGGTATCGTTGACAATATCCTCATAGTCTTTGAGAGAGACGTGAAACTTTATATTTACATGGAATATAGACATTTTTTACTCGTGGTATTATATGTGTTAAAATCCATTTTTATTAGAAATTTACAATACATAGTTTCTTGTCTTTGTTGAAGTAGAAACCAGATGCTGGATACTTTGTACAATGTTCCAGATCTACAAGAAGAATTTTACAGTTTTGAATACGCTCGCATATTTTTCGCAGCATTATCTCATCGAATTGTTCTAGTTGAGAAATACAGTTTACATTCCATATAAGGAATTCCTTGTACGACATAGTATCGCAAAACTCATCGCCCATGCTCTTCAGGCGCTCAAAGTCACCATCGTCAATAATCATAGTCTTATAATCGAGAACGCTCATCTTGTTTTCCATTCCTCGTTTAAAAACTGGACGAATCCGTTTTAGCCGCGATAGCCTTCTCCTTCTGTATCGTAGTTAGCATAAGAGCTTTTCCAATAGGATTCGGAATCGTAAAGAGAATTGAATTCGGGATGTGTTTCTAGCCTTTTTAGCTCAAGAGGCTCAAGAATTTCCAGAAGGTTCTGCCTCCATATCTTGATTGCCTCCTCGTCTCCGTTCAGCCGTGTTGGGTGAATCGTTTCTAGGCGTCTCCAACTGGCTCGATGCTCTTCATAGCTCATCTTGTTATTGTCAAGAAAGATACGCCACTTCCGTGTAGTATCTTTGGGACAATACTTTGTAGCAGATGGACCGTCTAAGAACTCTTCGCATAGAGACTCGTGTGAGATTTTCCAGCCAGATTCCAATTTCCCAGATGTTCTCTTTACGGTATATCTATCGTTGACAATCTCCTTATAATCATTGAGGGAGACGTGAAAGCGCGTATACACATGGAATTCGAACATCTTTTTTACTCGTGGTATATCTCATACTTTAAAATTCCATTTTTATAGTTGTTAGGAAAATGGATTTAATCGGATAGATGCCCAGAAAATCATCAAATGGATCTAACTACTTTGTTTGGGGTCGGACTAATTAGTTCGATTCTATCACAATTTCCATGGTGCCTGCTTTTACAATTTACGTACTTTCGCATGTACACACTGAAAAAGAGCGACGAATGTAAGCAAATTCAACGAAACCTAACAAACAGTAGTCATATTTCAGATGACGGGAAAAGGGTTGGATATTCATTTGGAAAATGGTTTATGCTATTCATGCAGGTAGACTCGGGTTACGAAGGCGATGGTGATAAATATACCATATGGTTAATTGCTACAACAAAATCTTATGAACAGCTTACTAAAAAACTAACAAGTGACACTCTCAATGATGAGGGTGATGACTCGAGTGAAACTTCTATTAATACAATTTGTCTATGGAAACGCCTAGGTGGTCTATATGCTCCGTACTTTAAAAAGAGAAGTGTGTCGATAAAGACAGTACTTCCTAGACCGGAACAGATGTTGATTATGGATGACATTCAAAAGCATTATTCGGAATACGGTCATGCCACTGCTTTCATTCACGGACAACCTGGAACCGGTAAGTCAATTATTGGAATTCTTCTAGCGAATGTCTACGAATCTGGTTATTGTAATATGATCCATCCTTGGACTCCCGGCGTTACGCTCTCTCAACTATACGATGAAGATGCGCCAACACCTGAAAAACCACTAATCGTTATGTTTGATGAAGTCGATGTGGCTCTATTACGAATCCATTCGGAAATTCCAGATCATAAATGTTTATCAACCGAGATTAAAAATAAGACTGATTGGAACAAGTTATTCGATGAGATTGATTTAGGACTATATCCCAATCTCATTATTGTCATGACATCCAACAAATGTCCTAGCTTCATTAACGCGTTAGATACTTGCTATATCCGTCCCGGAAGGGTAAATATTATTCGCGAGATGGTAACCAAAAATGAGTAAAAACAGAATGATTCTGGTTTAGTACCGTTTTTGACCTAAATCGCGCATCTCATCTCCATGATCTCCTCCACACTCGGAGGCAAGCTCGTCGCAGAAGGTGCACTTCAAGTTCTTATAGTATTCTTCATCCGCTTCGTTCGCTTTTTTAGTAGCATCTACAACGGCCTGTTCGGCAGCTTCGTATGCTGCTAATGCCTCGTGGTAGTTTTTACGGAGTTCTTCGAATTTACCATTAATCATAATCTCATGGTGTTCGGCATCAGTTGTCGAATACTCGGCGTCATGTAGCTTTATTTTACATTGATTGACATTGTACGACATCTCCCATCTGTGAGTCAGGGCTTCGTCGAGGTCTCTCATAGCGTCATATACCTTTTGTAGCTCCATTCTTGTTGATGTATAATTGCGTATAAATGAAAAATCCGTTTTACAGTCCTTCATAACCCATGTAGCGACACGCTCTTCCTATTATGAAGACAATCCCAACACCAGCAAGTCCGAAGAGTGTTATCATAAATATAGTGAATGGTTCCATGGTTTATTCATACTCTGTTAGACCCAGTATATCCATTTTTAAGCCATTCTAAAATTTGGTCTAATAGATTGCTGTCTCCCATGTAGGCATTCAACTTATTACAGGCTTGATTGATACTTATTCCAGTATTGTCATTCGCGTCTATGGCATTGATAACTGATATCACTTCATAATTGTTTATAAAACGATGGGCGTTCGCAATGTAATCCATGCGTTGAGCGGGAGACGCCGTTGTAAAAACATGATATACGTTAGCAATCATTTGCTGTATAATGCGAATAGTTTATAACAGCATCGTGCGTTTATATATGACAATGTACTTGATATTATCATCTGCTGTTACTGGCATGATTCTAGCAGTATCTGCTACGCCCCATCCCATATCACTACGTACTGGCATAATTCTTGCGGATGTATTTGCGCCTTGTCCAATATCCTGCCGTACTGGCATAATTCTAGCAGAGATATTGGCTCCGATGTTAATCAATGTACTCGAACGAGCATCTTGTTCTGACAACAACTCCTTTAGTTTTCCTCTGTATTTGATGTGTGTATTACCAGGCGCTCTTCCGGTAGAGTCATATAACCCATAGAACGTAGAACCGTATTCTGGACCCGGTCGGAGTTTCTCGTCGGCCCAAGCTTTTGCGAGTTCCTTCGTATCGAAAGACTCTTCTGAAATCTCATATCTGCTCTCACCTTCATCGTGTCCTTGATCTCCGAATATAGAAGATCGGAACGTAACCTTCCCTTCCCCGTTTGATTTCAAATGCCTACTACGGTATTCGGACACCTTGAAATCTCCACCAGTATTGAACCACTTTACGTAGTCGTTAATTGATTTCATATCACAGTAGATGATGGGAGTTCCAGGTCCAGGAGTTTGCTTGTCGTTACCACACAGTCGTCCAGCAAGCCCCTGCGTTACAACATCGGTGTCTGCTATTTCTGTTGGTTGTTCGTAAACAATTCCCATGTGTTTATCATTCAAACGCTTTCCTGCTCGCCAGAATCCCTTAATAAGTACGAAGGTATGGCGCTCTGGTTTTATCTGAAATAACTCATCCACGTTCTCTCGTGTTTTAGAATTATGAACCTTTACATGCCATGTATTTTTCTTGATCATGTCTCTCAGTTTAACTTCGAACTTTTTAGTTACTCGAAATATGTGATATTTTGGAGTAGTAAATTCTACCTTAATCTGGGTTTCAATTTCATCAAAATCGTCAGGAGTTGTATCGAGTATACGTTCAGCATCCAAGAATTGCTGGAACCCGACATATTTATCGGAAGCCTTCAATGTTACAACGCCGTGATTTTCGTCGCCCCATTTCTCTGCGTTGTACAGAGTATGGCTTGGCGTAGCAGAAACCTGTAAAATTCGGATCTGTTTACTCTTCAGAGAGTCGATGTTATTGATGCCCGCTTCCTCCAGAATCGAAGACATCGTTTGATGTTTCTCTGCTGCGATATGACATTCGTCAATAATGATTAGAGCATTATGAAAACTGTCAAGGTTTTCAATTTTATTCAGTTTAGAACGCATGTAAATTTTCTTGTTTAGCGGTTCTGGAAAGTTATCTTTCGTTTGGGAAAGCCAATCTTTGTCATCCATTCCGGTTATGATTAATATATTTTCATAATCGATCACCTTTTCATCTTCAATATACGTTGCCATTAGATACGCGATATAAAGCATAACACCTGTCTTACCAACTTGGGGGAGAGCAAGGAGTGTTACAACCGAAATACCATCGAGAAACATCATCTGGATCTCATTTGCTGCTTCCTTCTGATTCGAATATACAAGTTGAGAATCTGGATTCTTCATTCGTAGTTTATTTTCAAGAGTGCTGTAGCCGCTCTTGACATATTCCCGCATACATTCTTTGCGAGACATTGTGTTTATGTGTAACTACAAGATTGTGCGTATATTCCGTTTTTGTTCTGTATAGTACAATGGACGATATCGAGTTATCACAGGCTCCTGTTCGTGCCCCTGCCCCTGCTCCTGCGGCCGCGCTTCAACCGATTCCCGCTAACAATGCTATATTCAATAAGTTGTCGGTGTACGCGGGGCGGATAGATTCAGCTCTTCCTGCTGTTTATGAAACCATTACCAAGATGAACCTGCTAGCAATGCAATCAAAGGAACAGGTAATGATAAACAAGGTTCATGACTACATTTCACAAATTCAAAAGAAACTGGAAAAAATGAAGCCGTTCTTCTTACACGCAGGGAAAAAGCGTAGAACTCATCGCTTGAAACACAAGCGAGGCTTGCTGTAGTCGACTTCTTCTTTTACCTTCTTTCTGGGCTTCTTTGCCCCTGAACGAGTGTGGTTCTTGTGACATGAAATACAGAGTACCTCAAGATTCCAACGAACAGTTCTACCTCCGTTGCGCCAAGGAATAATATGATTTGTCTCGCATTCTCGCCAATCTAGGGGTTCAGTTTTAGAACAGCTAGAATTGGCACAGCGACCGCCTTGTTCCCGAAGAATTTGTCTTCGATACCAGGGAGGAGCACTGCGAGTATTAGCGTTAACCATTTTACAGTTGTCTCTTGACGTCTGTAAGATAGTTTGATTAGATTCCATTTTTATAGACCATATTTGTCACCTACAGACTTACAGTCCATTCCATTCTTGCCGCCACGCTCTGACCCAGGAGGGCACGGAGGAACAGGGCGGCTGTCGGGCATATAGTTGAAGAACTCTATTGTTGTTACATAGCGCGCGAGAAAGTGGTGGAGCGCAGCGAACAGAAGAGCCATCATAAGAAGGCTCAAATGAGGATCAGTCATCTTACGGCGGTATAACTCATCTGCTGCTACGACCGTTCCATAGAAGAGCACTGCGTTAAATATGAACCACTTCCACATTTATTTAGTACTTAACATTTTAGTGCTTCATAGCGTGGAGCACCATATGAATACCAACGTGGAACGCGGCGAACACAGACGCCTTCACCACGGGCTGGGGGATGGGGCCGAGGTTGGGAACGCGGAAGAGCACGTCGTATGAGATCAGCCAGAAGGTCAGGGCCGTCAGGGCGAAGTAGAAGATCTTGCGGGGTGCGAGCACAGACATCAACATGCTACGAACGTTCATTTTTATACTTTAAGAATCAGAATATTTCAGGCGGAGGGTTGTTTCTTCCCACTGAACCCGACCTCGGCGGACGCAGTTTGGTGGCCAACTGGTACACAGGTGGGTTGGACGGGATACGCCGGGTCATTTACCATTACATATCCATTAGGACACGTCTCGCCGAATGTAGACATTCCTTCAGTATATCCAACACAGTGGCGATACATGCGCATGACGAAGTAAGAGATCACCACGAAGATAAGGGTCTCCATGCCGAGTTTGTTGTCAAGGCGACGCTTGCAGTAATATACCTGAAAGGCTACGTATATACACGCGCTTAAAAGGGCTGGCATGAATCCGCGAATCATTTATTACTTCATGAAGGTTTTCTTTATCCAGTTGCGGTCAGCCTTGAATGTCTTGGACTTCCCCTTGGAAGTACGCTTCGTGTATGTTGCCACGGCATTCAATTTGCGAAAGGTTGTTAACGGGCCAAGTGCGCGCACTGTCTTACGGAGTGCCTTATGGCGGGCAGTCTTTGATTTAGAAACAGAATAGCCGCGCTTTGATAGATCTCCTTCTTTCAGAGGACCAATGCCAACACCATGTTTAGATGACCACTTTCCAGGCGCGCCCATATCCTTCACGAGATGAGAACGCACTCGGACATTGCGACGTGTTGTGTACGCACGGCGGCGAATACGACCGGAACCACATGACTCGGACATTTATTACTTATGCCACAAAAGATGGATACCGATGGCAAGAACTGCTACGTATATCGCATCACTCCAATAGTGCTCACGCGATAATCCAAAAATGCGATTACCTGTCATATCAGAATATCCGCCAAACATAGAGAGGACGATAGATAACGCGAGCAATACACTTGATAATTTCATTTGTCATAGGTCTCTTGTTTTTGTTTTGGACACGCAGAACATCCTTCAGACGCAGATTTCCGTCTTTGTAGTGTGAGATACGCCGTCGCCAGAACGATTCCAAATACAACTGCGAATAGCCACCACATTTGTGAGTATCCAAGAGTTTTCATATCAGAACCGTACCACAGCAATGGGGATTCCTTTCTACTTCGCAAGCCTGGTCAAATCATATCCTGGCATAACCCGTGTAATCAAAGAAAAACAACACGTAGATGTTCTGGGAATCGATTTCAATTGTTTGATTCACCGATATCTAGATGATGGGAATCCTATTCAGAGTGTGTTGAATGCTTTAGAGCATATATTAGAACATACATGTACTGCCAAGCGAATATTTATCGAACTCGACGGCCTGGTACCCTATGGAAAGATCGTACAGCAGAGATACCGACGAATGAGGATTAAAGATGAAGGCATCTTTGATAGAAACCAGATTTCACCAGACACTCCGTACATGAGAGAACTGGAGGCTGGATTGAGGTTGCGATTTCCATATGCCTTCATTTCTCCTACACAGGAACCAGGAGAAGGAGAACACAAACTATTTCAGGACATCAAAAAACTACCACAAGAAGAGCGGAAGTCAATCTGTATCTACGGATTGGACGCGGACCTGATTTTGTTGTCCCTCTTCAATCATAAGTTATCAGAGCGACATGGTATGACTCTTCTTCGTGAATCGGCCGAATTCAATGATCCATCTCTGAAACATGCGGAGTTTTCTACCTTGGATATTTGGAAGCTTCTGTTGAATCTACCAATTGAAATTGATCAATATCTAGTTCTTTCTGTACTCTGTTTTGGGAATGATTTTATGCCCAATTTGGGAGTATTTTCCCTGCGAGAAGATGGCTATGGAAGAGCCCTTGAATATTATACGAAATCTGGAAAACCTGATTTGAACACAGAAGACGGGCGCGCTAAATTTTTAGATTACGTAGCAGAGAAAGAAACCGATGTCCTAGCAGAGAGAGTGCGGTTGAGAAAGGTTCCATTTGAACGGGCTATCGTTGGCCGAATGAAAGACTGTATTTCTAGAAAGTATGGGCTTCATATTTTAGACGGAGTTCTAGATTTTCAACCAGTCGTAGAAGCATTCTGGAAGACCTTTCATTGGACGATGTACTACTTCAAGACAAATGAGGTATTAGACTGGGACTGGGCTTATCCATATTCAGATGCGCCACTCGTTCAAGATATTGTTCAATATTTTGAAACAGAGGCAGAAAAGAAAGAACTAAGCTTTAGAATTGTAAATCAACTTCAGTTCATTCTTCCTAAAAAATCATTACAACTCATGAATCGCAGAGTAGTATATCCGGATGAATTGTATTCGGAAACCAGACAACCGTGGATGAAACGTCATGATTGGGAAATGAAACCAAGGATCAGTACTCCGTGGCATCCTAGTAATTCTTTAACTTCAGTTTCCCGCCTTTGAATCCAGCTTCCAAAGTAACAAATTTACCAGATTCTAGACGTCGTACATTTTGTTTTTCAATTGTTGTCAGGATATCTGCTTCCTTTATATTTGGGAAAGACGTCTCTCTGGGAGTCCAATATTGTTCATTGATTGTTTTCATTTCTTGAATACTTCTACGAATCATAAATCCATCTGAGCTGAAATCACGACCCCATGTTTTAGTTAAATATTCTAGATATGATTTACGAAATTCGGCCATTGAAGTTTGACTTGTAGCAGTCTTCAATGCCTGGATACACTCTGCTACAGACTTCTGTAGTGGCTTATCAAGGCGTCTATTAACTGTATTATGCGCACGGAAAGCAAATAAAGCGAATGTTTGACGAGAGTCTAGCATTTCCGGATGTTCTGCTCTATAGAGTGCTAGCATCATTATGAAGTGGTTCTTGCAGTACGGACAGGATATCGTTTCTGCGAATAAATCCAAAAATCTACTTACGATTGCCTTGTCTATCTGTGATGGAGTTTCTGAATAATTTAGACTAACTGAATGAAGTGTCATCCAGCCAAGTGGCCCCCATAATTTACTCATATCAATTACTTATTATACGGCAGAAACAAAACCGGCAGATACAGCGTTATCCAGTATTTGCCTGGATATTCCGGGGGGAGTCTTGGGGTTCATAACTAATCCACTCTTCTGTACAATTTCAGATACCTTTGCGTCACTTAATTTAGCGATACGTCGCTTCATTGTTTTTCGGTGTTTCTTGAAGCCTTTTTCTGTCAGCATTCGGAGTGTATGTTTCTTCATTTCTTTGCGAAGAGGAGGGGCCTTTGAAGGGTCTGAGACTCCTTTTAACGAAAGTTTAGCAGTTCTTTTTAGGATTCCTTTAGGGAATGTCTTCAATGTCTTTTTACCGGCTGTTTTAGGGGGGGAGGGGGGCTCCTCGTCTCCCATTTTCTGGATTGTTATGGATTTATTCATCTCTTTATTAAAAACGAATAGAGAATAGATTTACGAGAAGTGGTACTATATACTATACCATGGAGTGGGAAGCAATTCGTTCATTCTTTGCTAGCCAGGGACCCCAAAAACTTGTTGAGCACCAGATTGAGTCATATGAAGATTTCATTCGCAATAAACTCCCTCTCATTGTATCATCTACTGCGCCAATCGTGGTGTGGCATGAGCAAGATGAGGTCACGAAGAAGTACAAGTACGAATTCAGACTGTCATTTGAAAATATTACATATATGAAGCCCCGTATTCAGGAGGCTACTGGTCGCATTAAGCCCATGTTTCCCCAGGAAGCACGGCTCCGCAACTTTACATATTCTGCTCAAATGTTCGCAGACGTACGATTCGTAACGCGCATGTATTCTGGTGAGAAGCTGGAGACATACGTTGAGCAATCTCGTGTGTTTGAGGGCATTTCACTTGGAAAGATTCCAGTTATGCTGGGATCCTCCTTGTGTATCATGAAAGATTACCCAATGTCGTATGAACAACTTGGCGAGTGCCCCAATGACCCTTTTGGATATTTCATTATTCATGGTTCAGAGCGCACCATTCTCTGTCAGGAGAAGGTAGCAGATAACCGTATCATGGTGTTTGCTTCCAAGAAGACTGCTGCGAAATATACTCATTCAGTTGAACTCAAATCTCTACACGAATCATTTACTATGCCTCCGAAGAAACTTGAAATCAGATTGAATACTAAGTTTAACGGCTTCGGCCAACCCCTGACTGCCTGTCTCCCTCGTTTCCGCGAAGATATTCCACTTATGGTACTCTTTCGCGCACTTGGGTTGGAGTCAGACCAGGGAATCGCAGAGATGATTTGGGGAGATGATGTCATTCAGTATGAGTGTCTATCTGCTTCATTCCGCGATTGTTCAGACATCAAAGTCTATACGCGTGACGATGCTATTGAGTATCTATCTCATCATCTCCAATATGGAACCAATATGGAAGACAAAAAGGAGTATGTTCGCATGCTTCTGGAATCTGAACTATTGCCCCACGTAAAATTCGGAGGAGACCAAGCGTCACAGAAGACGTTGGAGGCTCGCAAGTGTGTATTGATCTCATCAATGGTACGGCGTCTGATTCTGACGGCTCGTGGAGAAACGAAACTCGATGATCGAGATGCGTATCCCAATAAGCGAGTTGTTACTACCGGTGCTTTGCTGACTCACTTGTTCCGTCAACTCTTCCAGAAGGTCTGTAAGGATGTTCGTGGCAAGTTTGTTCACGAGGTGAATAACGACACCTGGAAGAAAGGTGACAAGCCTCGCCCTTTGGAGGTATTGAACATCAACAATCTGTATAAGATTCTGAAGGTTTCGACTATTGAAGGAAAACTGAAACAGGCCCTAGCAACTGGTAATTTTACGGTACAGGGAGTTGGTCCGGCAAACGCTGGATCCACGGCTACCAAGGTCGGCGTATCTCAAGTATTGAATCGTCTTTCATACCTTGCTACTGTTTCGCATTTGCGTCGTATCCAGACTCCTGTAGAAAAATCAGGAAAACTACTGGCTCCTCGCAAACTACATGGAACATCATTTGGATTTGTGTGTCCGGTAGAGACCCCAGAAGGTCATTCCGTAGGCATTGTAAAATCAATGTCTATGATGACTTCTATCTCTCAACACACTCCGTCAATGATCGTTGTGCGTCTGCTAGACACTGCAGATGTTGACTGGATTACTGAATTGAATTCTAATTTCGAAGGTATCCCCATTTCAGTGAATGGTGTTGTTGTGGCGTATACGCAGAAGCCTGCCATGGTGTTCAACATCCTAAAGGAGGCCAAGCGTACATTCGTACTTCATCCTCACTCGGGGATTACGTGGAATGTCATGAATCGCACCATCTCGGTTGAAACCGTCGGAGGTCGCATCGTTCGCCCTCTGTTTCGATCTAAAAATGGAGACATTTTGAAGCGCCCTGCTTCAGACTCCTGGAACGATTGGGTAGCAGCAAATATTGAGTATATTGATTCTTCGGAGTCTGATACGATTCGGATTGCCATGACACCAAGCGAATTGACGTCCCAACACACGCACTGTGAGATTCACCCCTCATTGATGCTCGGCCATATGGCGTCTACGATTCCTATGAGCGATCATAACCAATCTCCCCGTAATACGTATCAATCGGCCATGGGGAAGCAGGCAATGGGATTGTATGCCAAGAACTACGCAAAGCGATTGGATAAGAACGGCTATGTATTATGTTCTCCTATGCGTCCCTTTGTGGAGACTCGTATGATGAACGTAATGAAGATTCAGGAAATGCCCTTTGGATACAACGCTATTGTTGCGATTGGTATCTACTCGGGCTACAACCAGGAAGATTCAGTGATCCTAAACAAGGGAGCACTTGACCGTGGCCTGTTCCGGTCTCTGTACTACACAATTTACAAGGACGAGGAACATCGGAATGTTGCCTCTGGAAAGGAGGAGAAGTTCGCAAAGCCCCGTCGTGATAACACTCGCGGTTTCAAGAACTCATCGTATCATGCTATTCAGGAGAATGGGATGCCTGCTTTGAATTCAATGATCAAGGAAAATGACATTGTAATCGGCAAGGTTACTAATTTGAAGCATGACGCACATGGATATGCTTTCCGCGATTCATCTACGACTCACAAGAATTCGGAGACCTGTCGCGTAGACGGAGTATGGCAGGATAAGAATTCCGACGGATATCCGTTCATCAAGGTACGCGCTGTTTCCGAGCGTGTTCCTGAAATCGGAGACAAGGTGAGTTCTCGCCATGGACAGAAGGGTACTTGCGGTATCATTCTGAATGAGGAAGATATGCCATTTACTGCTTCCGGATTGCGCCCAGATATCATCATGAATCCTCACGCAGTTCCATCCCGCATGACAATCGCACAACTCATGGAGACGATGTTTGGCAAGGTATGTTCTGAAAAGGGAACGCTTGGTGATGGAACCCCGTATTCTCACCTGAAGATTGAGGATTTGCGTGCTCACATGTTGGAACTCGGAATGCATCCGTACGGAAACGAACTGATGTACAACGGTCAGACTGGTGAGATGATGGAAGCAGAGATCTTCATGGGACCCACGTTCTATCAGCGATTGAAGCACATGGTAAGTGACAAGCGTCACTCCCGTGCGCGTGGGCCGATTGTATCACTTACACGCCAACCTTGCGAGGGACGATCTCGTGATGGTGGTCTGCGTATTGGAGAGATGGAGCGCGACTGTATGTTGTCTCATGGAACTGCTATGTTTACGAAAGAGCGACTGATGGATGTCAGCGATCCTTTCAAGACTGGATTCTGTAAGAACTGTGGAGTCCTGGCAGTTGTAAACAAAGAGGCTTCTCTTTACGACTGCGGAACATGCGGCGTACAAACCGAATTTGAGATGAAGACTATCCCGTATGCCATGAAACTATGGTGTCAGGAATTGGAGGCAATGCACATTGTACCTAGATTGGTGTTTGAGTAGACAAATTCACTATTATATGCGTAATTGTTATTCTAAAATATGAACTTTTCAGATATATCCGTTCATTTAGGTAATAATTTGTATTTTTTAGATGAGTTTACCAGTTTTTTAATTAAGTGTGTCTAGATGTTGAAAAAATTCCGTATTGTCCATTTGTTTATAACCAATTTTATCCAAGAAATCAATAGTTTCAGATGATTTAATCCCAAAATGCCTTTCGGATAATCCAATTAGTTCTACTTGTAATAATGGTTTGTATTTTGTAATTAATTCTTTTGCTCCTTTTAAAACGTATAATTCACTGCCTTCGGTATCAATTTTCATGAAATCAACATCTACAATGTTTTCTTTGTCTAAAATTATACTACTAACACTACTGCTTGCATCTTCTTTGAAATAATAACACCCACTATTTCCCCCTGCATGCATAATGCTTACTCCTGTTATGATTCTATCTAAAACAGCATTATTTTTTACACTACAATTTTTTGAAGAATTTAGTTCTAAATTTTTTAAACATATATCAAAACTGGTCTTATTTGGTTCATATCCAAACACATTTTTAAATAACTTACTATACGGTAGCATAGTTGTTCCTTGATGAGCGCCTATATCAATGCATGTTCTATTTTTTAACGGAAATTTTTCTAAGTATTTTTTTACAAAGTCTAGCTGTCCTCCCCCGTAAGGTTCACATCTACCGTTATTAATATGCCACTGAAAAGCTGGATCATTCGTGTAATAAGAGATCCCGTCATATTTCGCTGTTAGCATTTACTGTTTATTATATCTAGATATTAAAATAATCTAGAATTCGTTTCATACATACTTCTTCAGACAGTGTTTCCAAAATATAGTCTCTTGGTTTAAATGTTTCATGTGTTTTTATCATTTCGTCTATTAACCCAGAAATTCCAGACATTTCTACAGTTTTCAAACCACACCTGGAATCCCAATAAGGAACAGATGTTGCTTTTAATGTAAGTGGTTTATATTTATTAAAAATTGCTGTTCCATATTCATCGTATACATCTTTACAATCAAGTACTAGTAGTGGAATGCCACATGACATTGCTTCTTGCAATGCAAACCCTTGCGACTCGTGTGCGTCAAGTGATACCATAAACTTACATTGATGTAACAACTCTATATAATCAGATTCCTTATACGAACCGTATATAATTATTTTATATGTTATACTTTTTTCATTCAAAATCATTTTAATACCGTCTAAGAGTGATGGAGATCTATGTTTAGAATAAATTAAACAGTCAAATTGTTTTGGTTGTTCAGTTGGTTTAAATAATTCGGTATCTACTGCAAATGGAAATTGCCCAGTTGGAATAACCATTGATTTTGCAACATCCAGATAACATGTTTCCACCCACGTTGAAAGAGTATTATCTACACATCTGGTTCCCCATTTTTGGTTCAATGGCCCCACAATAGGACCTGATGGAAATATAAATAATTGTGGACCAAAAATAATTTTGATTGTTTCAGGAATCAAATCTGGATTAAAAAAATGTTGGTTGGAAATTAGGATATCATAATTTGGATGTTTACAACGATTAAAATCTGTAGTAAACTCTAATTCAATGTTTGTCTTTTTACACATTCGGATAATAGCATCTGTATTTTTATGATGACCAGGATGTAAGAAAACAATCTTCATTTGTAGTTTAAATAACATATAATATAAATGATAAATGCACATTAAACATTTTATTCGAAAGCTAGATATCCAGACATTTGTTGAGATTGGTACACATTATGGTACTGATACACAAGATTTTCGTAAGATGTTTCCTCATGCAAGGATTGTTTGCTTTGAACCTGATCCACGAAATATTGAAATGATTAAGAAATTAGGTAACGATAAACTGTGCGAGTTACATGAACTTGCTTTATCAAATACAAACAGCTCACAAGAGTTCTTTTTGTCTTCTGGAGATTCACGCGGGAGAGTCTCAGAAGTTATTTTACAGCAGAATGACTGGTCTTGTTCTTCTTCGCTAAAAAAACCTACCGGTCATCTCGATGTACATAAGTGGATTACGTTTCCAAAGTCTGTGCAAGTGAAGTGTTGCAAATTAGATGATTTTGAACCTCTCAAAAATACCAAGATCGATTTTATGTGGGTAGATGTTCAAGGCGCAGAAGATTTGGTATTCTCTTGCGCACAAGAAACTTTAAAAAATACACATTATGTTTATACTGAGTATTGTAACCAGGAGTTGTACGAAGGACAACTGAAACTCCCCCAGATCCTTGATTTGTTTGGTTCTGATTGGAAGCTTATATTTGATTATGGCGGCGATGTGCTTTTACAGAATATGCTCTTTACTAAATAAATGCTAACACTTCATTTACAAGGTGGACTGGGAAATCAGCTATTTCAACTTGCCTTTTTGGAGTATGCATCTAAAGTTTCTGGAAAATCGTGGGCAATCTCTTCGTTGCAAAGTCCTATAACAATTCATTCGAAAGATCAGTATTTTACAAATATATTTAAAAATTGGATACCGTTCCACAATCCAGTATCCGTAAACCACAGAATTGTGGAAAATTCTAAATTGGCAAAACAAGATTGGAAATCTATTTTGGAAACTATTCAAAATCCTGTTTTACTAATAGGGTACTTTCAGAGATACGAGTACGTAGATCTCGTACGAGAACAGTTCATTGCAAGGCTGTCCTTTAATCAATCAATTTTGCAAAAGTATCCCGATATACAGAACTCGTTCTTTATTCATATTCGTGGAGGTGACTACTTAAATAAATCCCTTCATAATGTCTGTACCAAACAGTATTATCAAACATGTTTGGAGCTCTGTAAAGATGAAAAATTTGTTGTCTTCACAAATGATATTCCGTATGCAAATGAGCTCCTGGAAAAAAAACAGTTTGAAATTATCCAAGAATCCGAAGTAGATACTTTGTTTCTGATGTCAAAATGTAAAGGATGTATTTGTGCTAATTCTTCGTTTTCCTGGTGGGGCGCTTATCTTAATCCAAATCGCCTGATATATTTTCCTTCTAAGTGGTTTGGAGATTCTTCAATGGATACTTCGGGATATTATTTTAAAGGATCTATCGTAATAAACATATAATATGTTTGAATTCGTAGAAAAGGTTGTGTATATTAATTTGGAACATCGTACAGATCGGAAGGCGCAGATTGAGGATGTTCTAAAAGATATCCCGTCTGAAAAGGTTATTCGATTCAACGCCATCAAGGAATCACATGGTGGGATTGGATGTACTAAAAGCCATATAGCCGTTTTAAAAATGGCTCAAAAAGAAGGATGGAAAAATGTAATGATAGTTGAAGATGATGCTACGTGGAATAAATTTGAAGAAGGATATCCCATACTACAAAAGCTATCCGAACAGCCATTTGACGTGATAACTCTTGGAATTGCTTTTGCAGAATTTAATAAGGACACATATAAACTTTCCAGTGGACAAACTACTACTGCGTACATTGTGAATCAATCATATTACGATAGACTTTTAGCAAACTATGAAGAGGGTCTATCTGGGTTCCAAGAAACAGGGTGGTATCATCAATACGCCCTGGACCAATTCTGGAAACGTCTTCAGGTTCGCGATAATTGGTACTGCGTTGCCCCATCTCTACTTGTACAGCGTCCGGGGTATTCCGATATAGAGAAAAGGACTGTAAACTATACAAAACACTTCAAATGACCTTTCACGTTTTGATTGCAACGATTGGACGGCCGACTCTACAGCGCATGTTGGACTCGTTGTCTCCTCAACTCGACGAATCTGATTGTCTGACGATTGTTTATGATGGGAAGTCCGAATTACCTTCCTTTAACCTATCTGCTTTAAAGTGTAAGGTTAACCAACACATTGAGCCAGTTGCTCTTGGTTCGTGGGGACACGCTATTCGCAATAAGTACGCGCCACTCATTGAGAAACGTGATTTTGTAATGCATGCAGATGATGATGATATTTATCTACCGGGAGTGTTCGCGGAACTTCGCAGACAGTGTGTAGATACACAGACGTTATATATTGCTAAAATGCACGTTAGAAAGATAGGCCGCATTATCCCCGAAGGAGACTTTATTAAAATTAATCATATCGGTACTCCCAATGGTATTATCCCTCACGAATTGAACTCTAAAAGTACATGGAAATATCAATATGGGGGAGATGGTCTATTCTACGAAGAACTTTCACGGTTCGCAAAAAATGTATCCTTTCTGTCAACAGTTATTTATCTAGTGTAAGTGTTTGAAAGTTATGTATTATTGTTATTCCTTCTGGTACATCATCTGAACATTTTTCAGAGTAAATCGGCATTCCTGCAAATCTCCATCTCTCACAACGAATCGGTTCATACACACTGTACTGTTCATTAAAATGTAAATTTAGAAGTGCCTTACATTTTCCAACTTGTTTGTCTCTTGCATCGTTCCATCCTTGAATATAACAAATTTTGAATCCTCTCTTGGACAGTATATTAATTAATCCAAATCGGTGGGAAGACGGGGATCCCAGTACAGCGAAATCAAACTCCTTTTCCTGGAATAGATACTCCTTTAACTTGTTTACCTCTTCTGGGCGTTCCAGATAGGGTAAATATGTTCCTTTTTTCGAAATCTTGATGTTCTCCATAGAGTAGTCATATACGTCAACTCCATCGATAGCATAATTCTGGTATTCTACGAACTTTGATGGAACACTTAATTGTTCTGTGTTTATAAAACTAATCTTACACTCCTTTGGCAGTATATTGAATGGGATTCTTCTGATACACACGTAATGTTTATTTTCAGTGAAAGAGGGTGTATTTTGGTCGTACAATATTAACGATGTATTAAGTTGTAATGAGCGTATATAGTCTTCGAAATACATAAACTCATCTTTGTTACACAGCAAGTAATCCATTGTGTTCTGTACTTTTTATCCTATAAATGATTTCACAAACATAGTTAATGGATATCCCAGTTCTAATCACGTACTCTAATCATGGATATATTGATTTTGCTGTTAACTTGATTCTGAATCTGGAATCTACACTAAAGAATCATAAACTCCATTTTTACTGTCTAGACAAGCAAACATACGACTTACTTTCCAATTACTCATACCCATTCTTGACCCTGGAACTTTTCGAGCAGAATATTAATTCTGGTTTTCAAGAGTATGGAACGAGATCGTATAATGCATTAACGCATACAAAGACAAGCATATTAAAACATGCGCTAAACAAATATCCTTTTATTCATTTTATCGATTGCGACGTGGTGTGTGTCAAAGAGCCGAACGCAGATTATTACGCGAAATACCGTGAGTACGACATTGTATTTCAATGTGACTCAACGTCTGAAAAGCCTATGTTTTCCCCCTGGCAATGTACTGGGAATATGAGTTTGAGGAAAACGGCCCGAACAATGGATCTCATAGAACGGATAGACATGTGTCAAAAACGGTATCCATTAAAAAACGACCAAAACTGTTTGGAACAAGTACTTGCTACTAACAGAGTGTACGACATCCGAGCGTTTCGTGGAGCTAAATTGTATACTTACCCGAGAAACGAATACTGCAACGGTTCATGGAAAGGTAATACCGCAGAGATATATTTCTTTCATGCTAATCATGTTTCAGGAAAAGAACCAAAAATACAATTGCTTAAGAAAATTAACAGGTGGTATACCTGACCTTCTTTTGTAGTAAGTATACAAGTATGCTTTCCGGTTATCTGTTAGAATATTTCGGGACACTACTGGTTTGCGCAACGCTTTTGCTGACTAACGCAAACCCATATATGGTTGGACTGTCTCATACAGCCGCCCTCCTGATCGGTGAAGGAAAGGTATTGGGGCATTTTAGTTTATTGAATGTTATCACTCAATACTTTATGAAGAGGATTTCTCTTCGGGAGTCGTTGAAGATTGCCGCGATTCAATTAGCGGCTGCTCTATCGGTAACTGTTCTATACATCCCCTTCGCAGAGTAGAACATAAAATTCCAAAGTATACAGACCAACAAAGTCCAAGAGACGCGCCGAGAATTATAATTGCTTCCATTCGAAAATGGATTTCCTTTTATACGAAGACATCGTTTAAAAAGAAATGACACTCAACATTTACACTGCTAATTTGGAACTTCGCAGAATGCTATTTGAACGAGTTGCGGCGTACAGACGTACAGATTCTGGTTTTGATATCCCTCTTATTGAGCGATATGTTCAACCAGATATTCCGCAGTACACCTTCAATTTCAACATTCAAGTTGCTGCTACAAACACACATGGAGACCCTGTCCCCTGTTTGTTATTGCCGCGTTCTTCTATTTCATCCACCCCGTTTCGCCTTGCGAATTCAATCGGATTGATTGATGCGGGCTACCGTGGAGAACTAAAAGCAAAGGTTGATGTTGTCGAACTCACTTCTAACTACCCAGACATTCCTATCATACACGGCTCTCGGTATTTCCAAATCTGTCAACACAATTTCCTCCCGTGGTCTGAAATCAATATCGTTCAATTTGAGAATGAATTGCCAGCAGCACAGGATGATCGTGGAGCAGGTGGATTTGGTTCTACCGGGCAGTAGCGGGTAGGAGTGTTAAAGATAGACCATCGTGTATTACTGCTCCCCAATACGCAGAATACCATGATGTTTTTAATCCAAAAATCATAATTAGAATCAAAACAATCGAACGAAGGAAGATATTGATAAGCGCATTGCTTGTTGGAAAGAATATAACGTCCATTTGGAGTAGTCGGAAGACAATTCTTTCGGACTTGGTCGCCCACCCCTTGAGTAAAAACTCTGCTATTAATTTTTCTTGTAGAGTATTATAACAACGAAATGGGTGGTGGTTTAATGCAGCTCGTGAGCTACGGTGCGCAGGATATCTACATTTCCGGCAATCCCCAGATTACGTTCTGGAAGATTCTTTACAAGCGCCACACCAACTTCGCGATGGAGTCCATTGAGGTGACCTTTAACGGTCAGGCGGACTTCAACAAGCGCGTGACGGCTGTTATCAATCGTAACGCGGACCTGATGTACAAGACGTACGTACAGGTGGTACTTCCCCAGGTGGACCTTGCTAACACTACGCAGTCTTTCCGCTGGGTGAACTACATCGGTCACCGTCTGATCAAGCAGGTGGAGGTAGAGATCGGTGGTCAGCGCATCGACCGCCAGTATGGTGACTGGATGCAGATCTGGACCCAGCTCTCCACGGAGGCTGGCTCCACCCGTGCGCTTGACTCCCTGATCGGCAACACGCACGACCTGGTGCTCCTCAAGAAGCCTGGCGGTGCTGCCCTGGATGCGACGTGCTCTGCGAGTGAGACGACGCTCTCCTGCGTGGCCCGTGCGGGCTGCCCGGCCAAGACGCTGTATGTGCCTCTCCAGTTCTGGTTCTGCCGCAACCCTGGTGTGGCGATCCCTCTGATTGCGCTCCAGTACCACGAGGTCCGCATCAACGTGGACTTCGAGACGTGGGAGAACTGTACGTACGGTGAGTCTTCCCCCGGTCAGCCTGCTCGCCCTGCCGCGCTCTCCCTGGCCGCTGCGTCCCTGTACATCGACTACGTGTACCTCGACACGGAGGAGCGCCGCCGCTTCGCCCAGCAGAGCCACGAGTACCTCATCGAGCAGGT